GATAAAGAAAAAGGTGCTAAAAAATCAGAAGGAGTAGCAAGATATTGAGTTCCTGCTGACATTTGACCTTCTACATTTTTTCTAAAATTTGGTAATTGACAAGTTCTTAATATTCTATCTTCTGCACTTCTTATAAAATTATCAATATTGTTATTAAAGGTAGTTTCATTTGTATTAGCATAATCTTTAATTGCTTGTGTTAATGTGGTGTAAGTAAATGACATAATCTAACTCGTTACTATTGTTACAGAACCTATTGCTCCGTTAATTATTAAATTTCCTCCTCCCCCACCATTTCCATTACCTACAGGATCAAAAGCTGTCATTTTTCTACTTTCTTCTAAATTTTGATCAGGTCTAGCAAATGGTAATGCTTGTGCATCAATAAACTTATATCTTCCTTGAAAATTTTGACCTTGATCTTTATCCCATACATCTTTTCCAACTAAAAATCCTGTTTTATTACCACCAACAAATTCTTGTTTTAAATCTTTTAATTTATAACGAAAACCTGTTCTGTCACAAAATCCAAAAGCGTGTTTTCCTGTAGCGTATTTAGGCATTATTCACCATAACTATAACTATAAGGAACAAATTGAAATGATGCTTTTACTCTATCTTCTTGAGCAGCTAAATCAAATTGTTCTATGTAATAATCTCTTAACATAACAGCTCTATCTGCAAGTTCTGGTTTTTTCATTGCTATATGAAAAGCAAGACCTGCAATAAGAGCGGGTAAAAATCTAACAGGTACATCAGCATTATTACTTGCTGTATCACCTACATCAAAAATTCTTCTTAAATAATAGTATACAAAAGTATATGTCTCTGCACCATCAGGTACGGGCCAAAAGTTAATAACAGGTGCTTCTCTTTGTCTATTAATCCATATTTGAATAGGTCTGCCTTCTGTTAATTTATTTGGTAAAGTTGAATATGTAGAATTGCTTATTCTAGTTATTGGTATATCGTTTTGTTTACTAGAATCACCTGCATCGGTTCTTATAGTATATTCAATTAAATCAATTATATCCGAACCTAATGTATATTCTGAAGTACCTTGAGTTAATACTTGTGTTCCTTTTGCAACAGTCCACAAATTAATACCTCTGTTTTGCCATTCAAGACATAATAAATCTAATGATCTTCTAGCAGTACGCAGATCATAACCTGTACGCAATTCGACACCTGCTCTTTCAAATGCTTCTTCGCAAATTTCACCTATGTCTAAATTAAATGCCGATGTATTTGTTACTGCCATATTTATTCCTTGTTATTTCTTTTTATCAGAATATTTATCTAAAAGAAACAAAAGAAAGTCTCTTCCTACTTCTATATCTTTAAAACATTGTACCATATTTTGTTCAGGAGCGTTAGGATCAATTACTTGCATAATAGCTTGACCATAACTTTGTTCATCCATACCCCTGTCACGAGCATAAGTATCAAAGAATTTATATCCACGAGCACGAGCTAACCAATGTATTTTACCATTATATAACTCGTGTTGTGCTAAAGCCCATGTGTGTCGATGACCTGCTATATATAAATCAGCATCACCTTGCCATTTGGCTTTTTTCATTTGGGCATGAAGCGGATTCCATTGTGAGTGCCCAGGCATATCGTGAGCCGTATAAATTCTACATGATTTGCCGTTAGGAAAATCAAGAGATATTCTGCTTTCCCAGGGGTCATATATAGTATGTTCACTTTTCATATACTCTATAGGATCACCTGCTCCAGACCAGAGATCGTGATTGCCGCCTACTAATAATAAAAAATCAGTTTCTTTAATAAACCATTCTACGAGCTTCCATGCAGTCTCTTCACTCGTGTCTTGATGAGCATATAGGCGTGCTAAACGACCCACCCAATTGTTGCTCATATCTCCTAAACTTGCTCCTTTTATATTATCGTGAGAGTTTATAATATCTATATCTCTTCTTAATGTAACCCAATCACATCCATTATCATCAATATGAGGGTCTCCCATCCATACTATAGCTATTGGTTCATCTTTTTGTATTTTAACACTATGCCATTTAGATATTTTTCTTCTGTTTTGATATTTTACAAACCTATTTGTAAGATGATCGACATATTCAGTCATATCTTCAGATTCTTCTAAAGTTTCCTGATCTATTTGAAACATTTCAGCACTTGGTAGTTTATGCATATAATCTCTATTCCAATACTCATCGTCAGGAATATTAAATCTTTGTTTACCTGCTGATATATGTGATCTAAAAGTCGTTAAAGGCATTCCAAGCTCATGTGCAGCTTGTTTTTGACTTCCTGTAAATAGATATTGTTTTAAAGCACGAATAAGTGTGTTATCGTCTAGCTTGTGATTAGCCATGATTACTCCCTTTTAAAAATTAATTTTAATAGTATTTTTTAAATTCAATAACAATTGTATAAGTGTCACCTGAACCTGCACCAACAGTAGTAAATAATACATCTCCATTAGCACCTGTTGCTTCGCTATTAGTTAAAGCAGTAAATTCTTTAAAACATATTGTATCTGACCAATCTGCTTTTAATTCAATTGCAAGATCGTTAGAATTAGCTTTCCAAAGAACCTTTACACCCATACCTACATTAGAATACCATATTTTTGATATTCCAACTCTTCTACACGCTTTACCTAATTGATTTGGTTCTAGTGTAAGACCTGTTCCACCACTATTTAAATCAATTTTTACTGCATTAGTTTCTGCTGTATTGTCAGGATTAGTAAAAACACAGATAGCTTTAGATGGTCCATCTTGAAGTTTTCTTAATTGTGCTGCCATTTACTTCTCCTTTTTATTGGATTTTACAGCTTGAACAAAACCAACTCTAGCATATTTATCTGTTGTTTTTTTAACTTTAGCTTTAGTTTTTGTTTTAGTTTTAGTTTCTTTTTCTTCTGACATTTATGTCTCCTTATTTAAATATTCCGTATGGAATAATTAAGAAAGATTATTGTTTTGAACATAAAGAACAGTAACTGTAGCAACACCTGCTGTTCCGTTACCATTAGCTCCTGTAAAATCAGCAAGAACTTCTAAATCAGTTGTTCCTACATTTGTAGCTTCAGTATCTAAAGTTCCGTGTGTTGTTCCAACAGCTTTTACATTAACAGTACCTAAAAAGGCATCTGCGTCTGCTGAAGTACCAACTGAAATTGTTGCTGCACCGCCATCATTACTTGCAGTTGTTACATTTAAAATAACATCTACAATTTGTGAATTTGCAGGAACTACTGCAACTCTTTGGTTAAGATGACTTGCACCTGTGATATCTGCTAAAATTGATTGTGACATTACTACAGAACCAACATTAGTAACATTAGTTCCTACTGTTGTACCTGTTGTATCGTTAATAGTGCCCGCTTTAATTGGACCTGAAAATGTTGTTTTACCCATGTTAATCTCCTTGTCGTTGGGTTGTCTAACCGAAGTTAGTCAAGTGATTCGTTTTTATTATCTTTAAGATACTCCAAAAAAAAGGAGGATGCAAGACATCCTCCTTTAAATGTTTTATACGCTTAAAACCTATGAAGAACCAGGGCTTCCGTATATACCTAGAGGGTCTGATACGCCAAAGCTGTATCTTTCTCTAGCACGATATCTCACATTACCTGTGTCGAAATCGCCATCCATACCTGTTTCTAATGGTGTTCTAACGAAATGCTTCATACCATTAGGTATATCAGTTAGTAAGAACCAAGCGTTAGTGTCAGTTAAATAGTGATTAACTGAGTAACCCTGTGGAACTACTCCTAATGATTTAATAGCATTAATATCGTTATCAGCAGTATTTGGTCTTAAATCGGTTGCTAGTATTCTTTGAGCAACGAACATTAGATTAGATGGTACAATAAGTTTTCTTGCACGACCTGCTACTAATAATCCTCTCTCATCAGTATAACCAGAAATATCGATTATTGCAGCTTCTAATGATGTTTCATTAAGGTCTGCAGCTGTTACAGGGCGGTTACTGTTTTTACCACCATTAACTAGTGGGTGACCATCACCTCCTGCAACACCATCACCAGTGGCAGTAAATAAATTTACACCATCTCCTGATTGATATGCGTTAGTAAATCCATTGTTTAAAGGAAATGCAGCTTTTACTTGTTTAGTATAAGCCATTGCTCTAGCTAGTGCTTTTGTGTATCTGCTTGATAGACTATCGTATAGATTGTCTTCCATAGCTTCTTCAGTAATTGCGAAACCGAGAGCAATTGTTTCGTGGTTATATCTAGCTGTAAAAGATTCTTGAGCAGAATCATAAGTCATTGCTGCTCCTTCATTTTTAAAGCATTTAAGCCTGGTAAGAGTTCTTTAAGCATCTGGGCTCTTGAAATTGCCATATCTTATTCCTCCTATGTACCAGTTGCGTTGTCGTATAAGTGCATTCCAGCATTGAATTTCACAATAAGATCAGTATATGCATCTCCTGCTGTGCTTTCTCAACAAATCCAAGTATACGAAGTGGTAGAGTGTTAGTGGTAGCGACTGTACTAGCATCTAGTGCATTTTTACTTCTACCGATGTCTGCACTTCCTGCTGTTTGTACAACGCCTGCGTTTTTACCAAATGCATCTTTCGTTACAGCACCATCTGCTTGCATTCTGAACTCGACATTAGGATCGTCTAAGACAATCGCTTCAATATCAGAAGCAGCAATTGGTTGGTTGTAAGATTGAGCAAAGGTAAGTTGATTGGTGTTAGGGTCAGTATATCTAACTCCTAAAAAGATACCAATAGGTGTTAATGTAGCAGTTCCAGTATCTTTAGCGATAGTTGTTGTGCTTCCATTATCTACTAGCTTAACGAAATCACCATAGAAAATACTTGTAGCATATCCTGATGCAATCGGAATATGTCTTGTTTTTCCACTAAATGATCCACTAGCTGAAGTAGTTCCTACTGGCTCTGCACCCATAGGTGTAGCTGTTGTAGCCATAACTTACTCCTTAGTTATTAATGTTTACCAAATGTAACCCTTGATTGCCTTTGCGGTTCTAGCATTGGCATTCTAGGATCATTTTCTTTTAAATAATTGTTATCTATGGATTCTACCTGTTGTTGGGCTAAATTATTATAATAGTCTCTTCTGGCTTCCACCATTTCAACAGGAGCTTTACATAGTAATAAACCACCGATTTCAACACATCCATCATCTGCCCATCTTGAGTTTTGATCAACTAAGATTTTCAGTTCAGGGTGATCTTCAGCTTTGCACGCCTCCCATCCTTCCCTAAATCTATATGATACATTAGGGTTATCAGATTGACCTACAAGTGAAGTTCTAATCCATCTAAATACAAAACCATCTTGTGGTTTTGGATCAGGAAGTACTGAAGGTGGTTGCCACGCTTGAGTTCGCTGCGTGTCAGCTCTTTGGTTATCATCACGAGCTTGTCGTGGTGTGCGGCTTACGCCTTCACTATCGGCAGTTTCAAGCACTTCTGCTTCTATTTGATCTTGTTGTTGGTTATTTTTTCCAACTACTTGATCTTCTTTTTGGGTATCTTTAATGTTTTTATTCATTTTCTATCCTTTATAAGTTCTGCCGCATATTGTTCAGGCGTTATTCCAAGTTTCCTTGCGAGAGAAACTTGAGTAGCAGTAAGTTTGACCTTTTTAGGTCTTGCTCCATTATTTCTAGTCGCAGGAGCTACTACATCTTCTGTAGATATTGGCGACTTGCGTTCCTCAGAAGTTTCTGCTACTTCGTTTTCTTGAGGTACGATATCAAATGAATCAGGAAATACTTCCTTCATTCTTTTGTCAATCCGATCATAATACTCATCAGATGTCGGGTCAACATTTTCTTTTACTAGTTTTGCGTGAACACCATATGCGAAATTTGTCATTTCTTCATCAGCACCAAACCAATTATTTTTTTCTTGCCAAGCAATGGCTTTTTTATCAGGTTTTGGAACTATAGGTTGTTGTGCAGTTTGTGCACTTTGTGGTTGATTTTGTTTATCAGCAAGTTCTTGTTGATAAACTTGATTAGCAACTTGTTGTGGTAATGTTTCAGCTTGTTGTGCTGCAAGTGTAGCATCAGTAAGTATTTGTTGTGCTTTAGCTATTTCTTCAGCATCACCAGCTTCATATGCTTGTTTATATTTTGTTGTTGCTGCTTGTTTAGCAAACTCAGCTTTATCTTTAGCTTGTTTAATAAGTTCTTCTTGACCACTACCAACAAGACGAGCAAGTCGTTGATTTTCATTAACAACTCTTTTAGTATAATCTACGGCTTCATCCCTGAGACGCATAGCTTTTTCTTTTTCTCTTCTTTCTTCGTGATAATCATATTTTAATTTTTGTATTCTTTTATTAGCATTATCAGATACATCTTCAATTTCTTGAGAATTTTTATCTTTGCTTTCTTTTTTCGGTGGTTTTCTATCTTCTTCAGGTCTATCGTCAACCACTTCTATTTCAATATTTGAGTCTTTGTCTGTGCCTACTGTAGATTTGACTCCTAAAAATTTTTCTTCAGTTGTTTGAGTTTCAGGAAGCGGTTGTGCTTCTTGATTCTCTTCGGCTAGTTGTGTTTCAGTCATACTCTTTCAATACCTCTCGGGTCTTCGACAACTGCTTCTACATTGTCATCGTTAATAATTCTGAATTCTTTTCCATGTATTTTTAAGCGTGTACCTGTAAAAGCACGGAAAACAATCCAATCGCCTTCTTTACACCATGCTCCTGATGGGAATTTCTTCTTGTCATCATAGCAATCTTTACCCATTTTTAACACAAAACCTACTACAGTTGCAATTTCTTCCGTATGTAGTTCAGTTTCTGTTTTATAAATGCCTCCAGAAGTTTTATCTTCAGGAGATGGCAAAGCAATTAAAATCCTGTACCCTTTTGGTTCAGGAAGTTGAGAAGCAACTTCTTGCTTGTCTTCTTCTTTTTCTTTTATTTTTCGTTTATCAGTTACTTTTGTAAACTTACTTTTTTTAGGCATTTCTGCTGGTACTCCCATTTAATCCTCCAAATAACGATTTTCCATAGTGCTAATCTCTCGAATAGCAATATTTAAACCTTCTATAATTCCAGTTATTTTTTTATAGTCATAGTAATCTCTTGCACTTCCATGCATGAGTCTTTCACTTAAAGTATGAATTTCTTTTTGAAGTGTATCTCTTAAAACACTAAAACTTGTATCTGCCATTTCTCCCTCAAAATACTTTATTCAGATTTTTTGTTTTTTGTTGTAATTTGTATATCAATTTCTTGTGTGTCAGGAATATTAGCTGTTAAGTTAATATGAGAACTAGCACACCCTGTTAAAAATAATATACCTAATATAATGCTTAAATTTTTCATTTCTACCCTTTTAAAGTAATTTTTAAAAAAATCAACCTTCTTTATATAAATTGTTAAAAGTTAT